TCCGGTAAATTTCCGTATCTGTCAGAATATATATAGGGTGTTGTGCCGCCTGTCACCCCAATTGTGAAACCTGCATACACTTCGTTTACAATCGCCGGAGACACAACGTTTGCTGAAATTATCAAAAATGAAGTGTTGACCGTTTGAACTGAACTCCACCCCGAAACTGTCCCGCCCGTAGATATACCGCGCCACCTTACAAAATAATCAGAATTGAAAACAACCGTCCCAGAATAAGCAAAATTGTTTGGTTTTGAAACAATCATGTTTAACCAATTGGAATTGTCAGGCGTTAATATACCTTCTGGTTTTAATTGATTTTGAAATTCAAAATACCAATCTTCCCTTTGCGATGCATTGAATGATATTTGTATTTTGTTGTTTGTAAAACTTGTTACAATGCCGGATGGCAACACTGGTGTCAGTGTGTTTTCGCTATCTGCATTTATTGGTTTTGGTTTTTCTTCACCTGCTAAAAAATTCCAACGATTTGCATCAATAGGGACGCAACCGAAACCGACAAATGCGCCGTTACTTTCTATTTCAGTAGGGGTAACAATTTCATAATCACCCGAAAAGGTGTTATCATATTGCAGGTCAATTATACGTTCTTGACTTGCACGCAATCCGCGCAAACCTGTTGTCGGCATTAGTTTATGTTCAGGTTGTGACCTCTGTGAAATTGATTTTGCAAGCTGCATTGCTTGTCTGTGATTTTGAATTGTGAGAATATCAACAACCAGGTATTTAGGCGTTTCACCCTCAACATAGTAAAAAGGATTTATATATGGTGCGCTTGGTTGTGTTGAGTAATTCGCATCAGGGTCAATATAACGGACTATGACACCGTGCGTTAAACTTTCACCGTTTTGTGCCTCAACACTTTCCATCGCAATAATATCTCTGTTGCGATATAGATGCAAATCTGTTGCATAAAAATAACCAACTCTAGGCCAACATTTACCGTCATCATCAAAAACTAATTGAGCATCACAAGACATTAAAATTTGTTGTTCGCCGATATTTCTTTCTGCGCTTTCTGGAATAGAAATATCACATTGATATTGCGGAGCAGAACCACCGCTAATATCAATTTTCAAAATATCGCAAATGTTTGCCTGTTCTGCTACTTTCAACCAGTTAATGCTATCGGCTGGTTTACCTCGCCCGTAAGGGTGCGTTCTAAACCAAGCCCATTGAATAACGGGGTTTCTTGAATATTTGTGTGACGATTTGTTGTTGAATGTTTGTGTAATGTCACGCGGATCAAAAATTTTATTCCACCGACCTAAGATTGAAAAAGATGGTTCACCGATACCAACCGAACCACGCCACTTTAAAACCTTATACCTGTTTTCTGGTGCAATTGGTTTTATCTTTATAGCTGTGTAGGCAACACCAGCTAACTTATGATCTGCCGTCCAAACGCCTGGAAAGGCTAATTGCATTGCTTGTATTGCTGGTGCAATTGGATTTGTTAAAGTGGGAGTTGTTGTGAGAACTTGAAAATATTTAACTTTTGTACCGCTTCCAGAATAAATTTCACCACCATCTGTTAAACAAAATTCATTTGTTTCAACAAAGTTGTTCGCATCTAAAGATATTTCAAGATTGTCAAAATATCTTTTTTGTGTGCCGCTCAAAATGCTGTCACTGTGTGCAAGTAAATACCAAAAATTTCCTAAACTGTCAAATTCAGCAAAAATTACGCCGCCACCAACTCTATTCAAACCACAATTTAACCATCTTTCTGGTTCTGAAATTCGGACGTTGACTGAAGCCGCCTCAATTGAAGGTACTTGAGGTTTCTTAATAAACAAAGCTGTTACAAGTTGTAGGCCAATTCCCAAAATCAAAGAACCGAAAGGAGACATTAAAAAAGCTGCAACACCTGCAAATGTTATCGAACCAATGGCCGCAACAACACCTGCGCCAAAAGTCGCGCCCGCCGATGTAACAGCTAGAAAAATTGAAATTGGTTCAGCAAAAGCATGACTTGGAAATACCAAAAGAGCCGCTAAAACTGTCAAAAATCTAAGCAATTTCAACCCTCCAAATTCTTTTCATTTTGCAAACTTTAAGTAGCAAGGAAACAACGCCGCGACTAGAGCGAAAATGAACAGAACCTTGTGAGTATATTCCAGCAACTTCAATTTTACCAAATTGAACCAAAATCAAATCACCATCTTCAGCACTTTCAAAAACACGCAAACCAGTTTCATTGATAATGTTTTCAACACTACCGTACAATGATACATGTTCTAAAGCCGATGTTTCGCTGTCAAAAGTTCCTCTGAATTTTTTACCAAAATCAGGATAACCACACTCAATCAAGTAATCAGCTAAGGACAGTAAACAATCGTTTTGATTGTCGTAACCAAATTGAGTTTGACGCCACTTCTTTAACGTCCTTTCCAACAAATGTGTCACGGAATTATATATGTTCTGTTCGCAAGAGCCGCGACATATTCGCAACCTCTATCAACAGTAACACCCAATTGCTTTGCCCGCTCAACTTGAATGGCGTTTGCATAAGTTCCGTTTGGTATTTCAGAACGTCCAAAATTTCCATCTTTTGCAATTATAGACGTTGTATATTTTTTAACAAAAGCACCGTTTACAACTTCCATTTTTTCAGAAAAATTAGGGTGCATCATTTCATATTCTTTAAAAAATACTATTGGTGTTGATGGTCGCAAACCTTCATCAATTTTGAAAATTGCGCGATACCCTGTTATTTTTCTTTTGTAAACTCGCCATTTGTCTTGTTTGATCGCTTCATAATGTTGACTTGCTGGAATTCCTGGTGTGTCTATTAGCTTCAATCCAAAAGTTGCTTTTACGCTAGAACCATCCCGACCGTCTTTAACAACTGGTGTTGTGTGATGGTCAACACCGCGCGCGTCAACAGTACCCAACCAAGTGTTACCGTCCGCTGTGTGTAGCTTACCTTTGCCTTGCCACAACCGCAGCGGATAACCCTGAAAATCATAAAACCACAACATGCGAATAACAGCGCGAATATCGGTAACGTCATCTTGTTCACCGATATATTCATTTAACAAATCATAAAATTCTGACATTATAAAATCACTTCATCAAATATAATTCTGTTTAACCTTATCTGACCAACATTTGATGCGTCATAAGAATTTCGTATTTCAGAACCATTTGAAATCATACCTGTGAAATATGGACGCAGAAAAATAAATTCATCAATGGCAACATTTTTGCGCAATGGCGGTTTTATTTTCAATTCAGCAGTTGAACCATCATATTCAATGTCATCAATTATATGCGTGCTGTCACCAATTCCAATAACGTGACCAACTCGCAAAATCTCACCTAATGTTCCGATGTTGAGTGTCAGCATAGTTGAACCCTCTAAAACAACATTTGACGCAATAACATAACCACCATCATTATTCCAATTTTTACCGTTGTTCCAAGGTTGATTGTTGTTCCAAGGAACACCGCTGCGATTGAACGGATATTTAAAACCAGACACATTTGCGATTTGTGGTGTTTGCGTCATTTGAACTTTGAAAATTTCACCATTTGTTTTTGACATTATCCAGCTTGCAAACGGGGTTTCCCATTCCCGAACCTGCAAAGATGGTGTGACTTCTAAAACACCCCTTCCACCAGGTTCAGGCGAGAACATGCGCGCGCCGCCCGATGTTAAACCACCATCTGCATAAGCACCTGGAACATGAAACAATTGGCTTTCAATAGTCAATTGGGGAAAATAAAAAACTTTATGTGCAATAGTCATTACAACCCACCGTTGGTTTGATATTCATTAATCCAACCAACCATAGATTGCTTGACTTCTTCTTTTGTCGCTTCACCCGCCGCCCGAACCGATGCAACAATGCGTTCTTCAGACACCGCCCCATCCATTCTGTAAACATTGGTTATCTCAACACTGTTGTTCACATTAGTCTGTTTTGGTTGCGCTTGGTTGCCACCGTACATCTGGACGCCCAGAGAGCCGTTAGAGCCGCGCGTAAGGGGCATGATGGCCTCTGGGCCAGCCTCACCCATGACACCCAATGCGCCGCCCTGTGCGAAGGTAAACGGCGTTGCCCTGTCCACTATGGAATTTGTGAAACTTCCACCCTTAGCGAAAGGTGTTAATCCGCTCGCATCAAAGGCGTTACCCTTTGCACTGAACAGCGCGCCTATACCCTTCAGGATACCACCGAAGAAACCACCGCCACCAGAACCGCCGCCACCAATGTTTTCCAAGCTTTCTAAAATCGGTTTGACAACCAAAGCTTCATACGCAATTTTCAACAAGTCTTTGACAATTGAAGATGCTAAATCACCAAAGCTTGCAGAACCACCCGTTGCAACATCTATAAATTTATCGCCCAATGAGGACAACGCATTTTCGCCAACGGTTTTCATTTTGCTTGCAACGCTATCGGTTTGACCGTTTACAATTTTACCCCATTGTTCAGCCGTTCCACCTGTTGCAAGAAACGCTTTTTGAATTCTTTCCAAACTTGAAACAAATGTGTCATTGTTTATAACACCGTTGTTTAGAGCGGTATCAAGTGCGCTATAGGCGGTTTTTGCTTGGTCAAAAGGTTCTGAAAGTTTGGTTAAACCTTCAGCTAATTTTTGCAATTCGGTAACAGTTTCTTTAACCGCTCCGCCGCCAGAACCACCTCCCAAACTACTACTTTTCCAATTTGCTAAGAAAGCTGTTGCTTCAGCGGTGTTAATGTCCAAAGCACTACCGCCCATAGTGCGAGGATCACCACCGCGACCGCCATACTGCAAACCGTTTTCGTCACGTGTGCTTGTGTCAGACAAACCTTGTGGTCCTAGGGCTGAAAGGCGCGCCGCAAGTTCCAAAGATATACCAAGTTGACCAGCCAACCGTGACGCCGCGTCAGCACCCGCCCCAATTGTTCCGGCAATATTAGTGTTTGCAATTCCAAGCATAGCTTTTTGCGCGTCTGTTGCTCTATCTTCTAAAAGAGCCGCAAGCGCATTTGTCCTTTCTAATTTTGTTCCTAGCGTTGTTGTTGTTGATACTGATTTTTGCAATTCAACAATAAAAGGTGCCAAATCTGGATTAAATTTTACAACATTATCTAGTGATCTGTTTAGTTCAACAGATTTTGCAACGCTACCGTCTAAACCTTGCACCATTTGCGAAATAGCAGAAACCAACCTACCGTCAATTTGTTGTCCTGCGTTTTTCGCTTCTAACGCCATTTGGAAAACACCCTCTTTAGCATTAGTCAAAGATTGTGCTAATTCATCCGCATATCTTGCTTGCGCTAAAAGTGTTTCGGTTTGTGAAAAACTGCGCAACTGTTCTTCAGTCTGTGCCAGACCATTTGCAACATTTTCTAAACCAACCGAAAGAGGGACGGTTGCGGTTGTTATGCTTTCAATACTTTCCTTTGCGAAAATACTCGCCTCACCTGTGTTTGTGAACCATCTGTAAGCAAGCGTAAGACCAGCAACAACCGCGATAAAGGGAATTGCGTACATTGCAGCAGACAGAGCGTAAGACAATGTTGCGCTATAAATCGCCAACGCATTGTAGCTTGTAAGTGCAAAAGCTAATCGAATAAATCCAGCGGCAATAGCTGGTAATTGCGTAGCGGCTAAAACACCAAACGCGATTATCAATACGTCGGTATTATCTGAAGCTAATTTGAAAACTTTAACAACCGCTTCAGCAGCAGGAACAATTACCGACAAAAGTGCATAACCTAAATCAATTGAAAGGTTTGTAATTACCTGCAAAAGATCAAGCCACCTGTCACCAAGTTGAGCATCAACAAGAGACATTGCTGTTGCGGTTTCACCAGCGGCCCTAGTGGTGTCATCTAAAATTTTATTAAATGCGTTCCCACCCTCACCAGCAAAAGCAAGAGCCGCGTTCAAAGCTTCAACAGAACCAAACATGACTGATAATTTGTCAGCAGAACCACCAGTTTTTTCAATTACGTCTTGCAAGAAACCCGCTAAACCTTTGGACCGTAAAGCCGTTGTTGAAAAATCTAAACCAAGTTCAGTTGCAAGTTTGCTTGCCTCACTTGTAGGTTTCGCAATACCGGAAAGAATTGCGCGCAAACTGGTTATTGCTGTTGCGGTTGACAAACCTTGTAGAGTAAGCGCCGCTGTACCAGCAACCAATTCATCAAAACCAACACCTAAAGCCGCCGCAATTGGAACAACATTACCTAAACCTGAAGCCAATTCTCCGATTGTAGTTTTACCCGCTTTCATGCCTACAAAAAGTAAATCACTCGCTTGCGCGGCTGTTAAACCACTCGCCGCGTAAGCATTTGTCGATGTTGTTAAAATATCAACACCCGTTGCGACATCAGTGATGCCACCAATTGCAAGTTTATTTGCAGTAGAAACAATATCAATCGCTTTTGCTGTTGTTGTTGCACCAGCCGACACAGCGCCGTAAAATGCTTTTAACTGAAATGCCGCATTTGTTCCGAATTCATCGGCCATTGCGCGCGCCGCATCTTGCATTTCACCAAGTCTTGCGGAACCCACTGGCAACAGTGTGGAGAGTTCACCTATAGCGGTTGAAAGTTCAATTGCGCCGCTTATCATGTTGGCAAACGCAAAACCCGCAATTGCACCTGTTACTAGACCAGCAAAACCACCGACAAGGGTTTTCAAACCGCCGACTAATTTACTAAATGCACCGCCGAGCGATACACTACCGCCTGTAAGTTTACCAAATGTTGAGTTTGTTTTTTTGGTTTGACGCTCTAAACCATCTTGGGATTTTTCAACTCTACCAGCCGTAGGAACCAACGCACCTAAAGCTTTGTCACCTTCTTTAAGGCTTTGTGTAGGTACAGAAAAACCAACTTCTGCAATTTCTGTTGCCATTTTTTCCGCACCTTATTTTTTAGGTTCTGATTGCCTAACTCTGAAATCTTCAAGTTCTTTGTTCATTTCAGAACAATAGGCTTCATCCATTTTGTGCAGAATATCGTATTCCCACGGAAATACAACGCTGTCAGTAAGCGTTTGCCAATCTAAGAATTGACCAGGTTCTAGGGGAGAACAGACACCCTCTTGAATACGCCGGAAACGATCAGAAATTTCAAAATACAAATCAAAATAGTGAAGTTCTGCAATGCTCAAATCATATGCAGGTGATTTGTCATCTTGTCCAAATTCTTCATTTCTAAATCGTCTGGTTTTTCCGTTTTCATCAAGTTGATCGTAGCGGACGCGAATACAAACCGCGTCCGCTAGAACCTGTTCTATTTGGTAAAAAAATCGCTTTCAAGTTCCAATTTTTCAACAACAAAATCTTTGATCCAAGATTTAGCGTTTAGAATTTCAGCTTTTGTTTTCGGTGTGCAGTCTGGTTTCTCACCTTTATAAACCGCGTCATACCAATCCCAACTCACAATAGCACCGGACGCCATTGCAATTTCGTTTTCTTCAACCTCAACAGCTTTGATTGTTTTGCGTTTTGCTTGACGCTGCAAATTTGCGTTTTGAATTTGACGCTTCAAACCCTTCATGCGCTTGTCATTTACCGACATAAGCGTTACACGAATTCCAACATTTTCATCTGTTGAAGGGTGCGGAACTTCATAGGTTTTTTCAACCGTTGCAATGTCATCAATTTCGACGGGTGCGCTTTTTGGTTCTTTGGTCATTTTATTTACCTTTGTGATGGTGATGCACCACGCGAATTATCCCGCGCGGTGTAGTGTTTGCAAATTATGCGGAGCGTGGAACTTTGATTTGTTTTTGCACCAAACCAAGGGTGTAAATTTCCAAGTCAAAATCTTCATTCCGCCCGTTTGGTGTTGTCGGTCCAGTGACCAGGCCACGGTTGTAAACAATTGTCGGTGTACCAGAAACGGGTGCATCATTTTTGACAATTTTGAAAGCACATTTACCTGTCAAATCAACAGCAGCAAGCAAAGCAATTTGACCAGCATCAAGCGAGTTTGCAGCAACTTCAATCGTCGGTGAACCCGCATCTGTCATACCTTTTGACTTTTGCGTAACATCATCGCCCCATGTGTCATAGGTCAAAATGTTTGTGGCGGAACCTGTCTCACCCACGTTACCAACGCCGCCTATCTCTGTCCAGAAAAGCGCCTCATATTCCGTAAGTGTTTGGAAATCGTTCAATTCAGCGGGTGTTTCCGAACCGTCCGCAGTTTCGACTGCAATCCAAAGTGTTGAGCCTGCATTGGTGTTCGCAAAAGCTTGTGGCATTGCAGCGAGTGTAAGAAGTGACTTCAGCATTTTAAATTCCTATTCAGGTTGATAGCTTCTATAAGACATTGTTGCCGGAAAAAGGTTTGCGCTTTCTTCAGGCAACATACCACCAACAACGGGTTTCTGATAAATTTGTAGTGATATTGTCGCACCGTGTAAAGGTGTTGTTTTTTTGAAGTGTGACGCAATTGAACCGATAACATCAAAAGGATCATACGCGCCTTGATTGTTTTTAGGCCAATTCAGGACAAGTCGAAAAATACCCTGGAACATTGTTTCATCACCCCAATAATTATCTTGATTGTTTGGAATGAAAACACACTCAACATATTTCATGTCATCTGGTTTAACAAAGGTTACACCAATGAATGAAATTGGTAAATTTGGTGTAATGCTTTGAGTAACCGCCACTTTGGTTTCATCTTGCAAAACTCGCAACACGTCCGCATTTGTTAAATCTGTCATTTCAAACGTTGCCTTATTTTTGCAGCATTTTTTGCCACGTTGCTTTTCCAGTTTTGCACAGCAGCATCTAAATAACCGTCATAGGTGTTGCGCGCTCTTGCGTAATTTGCAGACCAACCGAAATAAATAGTCATTCCCAATTGCAGCGCCGCAAGCGATGTTACAACTGTTGACTTATCTTCGTCATACTTTGTTTCACCATCGCCGCGAATAGGTCCAGTTGGCAAACCGTTAAGCGACATTTGACCGGACGCGCGCAAAAACCCTGTATCAACTCGCATCTTGCCACCTTTTGCCACTGGTGTTTGCGCTTCGTCAACTAGGTCTTGTGTTGACATACGTGCCAGAACCAAAAGAGCATTTTGATTTTTCGCAACAATGCGTCCGACCTGTGCTGTCAATCGCTCAACCATCTAAACCACTCAACCAATCCACAACCGTTCTGCGTCTGCACCGACAATTTACGGTTTGTTCCATGCTGGCACCCAATGACCTATCTTGCGGATACATCATTTTACTGTCATCCGGTGCAACAAATGGTTCACCAAATTTCACGCCATTGCCTTTATATTTAGCATCCATGGTCAAATGGTCCGGTCTAGTGCGACCATCTTCACCCGCGCTATCCCACTCGCTTGTAGTGTTGTTGCGGTTAATAGCCCCAAGGTCATCAGCTTGCACCAACGCTTCCCATTCTGAAGCGTTCAAAGCCTCAATTGTCGCATCCCGCGCAAGAGTATCGCCGCGCAATTTTAGCAAATTATCCTTGTAACGTGTTGTCAGTTGTTCAACACGATCACCAGATACTTCACCATCTTTGAACATTTTTTCAACAGCGCTATCAAATCGTTTATCTCGCTTTTCTCTTGTGAAATAATTTCTGTCCAAATTCGCTAAATCAGCGCGCATTGCCTCAACAGCTTTTCTTTGTGGTTCATTTAAACCGACAACACCACCAACACGCTTTTTTGCAACGCGGTCATAGCGCCCGATTAAATCAAGTGAAATTTCACGCGGGTTTTTACCTAACTCAACGCCTGTAAAAATGTGGTTACGAACAACCGTTTTTGTGCTTTCTGCGATTGTGTCAACAACCTGCACAGCCTGGTTGCGCACCCACTTTTCCGCCCTGCTATTGCGCATGTCGAAACGGTAAACAGTCGGGCCAGCATTGGTATAAATCCGCTTGGGAAAGGTGCGACCTGTCTCTATGCCACCAGCTTCAAACACATCTTCCATTTTCTTGACCATAGGGCGCATGGCGGCTTGTGAGAAGCCCAACGCCTTGAAAGCCGCAAGAGGGTCGCCTAACTCAATCGCCCGCGTTACATCGGCTAAAACAACAGCGTCAACAACCTCTGCAATCGCATCCCGAAACGCTTTTGAAACTTGCGGTGTGTATAGGTCAATTAGTTCATCAAGGGTCATTCTTTAGCGCCTCAAAATAAACACGTATGCAACAGGTGTACCCGCAGCGGGTTTAGGTAACAACTGGTGAATTTTGTATGTTGAACCGTCTACACGCACATTGTCTTTGATGTTTGGAACATAAAGCGGGTCAACAGGAGCAACAACCTGTAAATCACTTGCAACCGCCATACCGCTTTGGACGTATTTGAATTTCACACCGTTTGCGGTTGCGTTGATTGGAAAATTCTGAACAACAGGTTCACCAGGATCATCAGCAGGACCGTTACCCGCTATTTGCCTAATGTAGACAATTTCACCTTGTGCAAATTCACCACTCAACACATCTTGCACAACTTTTTGCATATCATCGTAAAATGGCATTTTGTTTGACTTTCTGTGTTGACACTGTTGTTAGGTTTGTTTAGTGGTTGTTTATCGAAATAGCAAACTTAAAAAATTGGAAACATCATGAAAAAGCCCGCCGCAGTTGCACCGACACCAGCACCAAAGCCAACCGAAACAAAACCCACTGTAACAATTGGTGCTGTTTCATCCGCTGTTGAAATGCCTGAAATTGTGAACAAACGCGGCTCCAAGTCGAAATATCCTTTTGATGATTTGACCGCCGTTGGTCAATCTTTCCCTGTTGTCGGTAAAACCGCAGCAAGCCTTGCGTCTGTTGTTTCTGGTCAAAACCGTAAGCACAAAATTGCAAAAGTTGACGACAAAGGTAACACGGTTTACACAAAACTGAAGCAAACCGCGCTTGATGGTTCTGTGACTGAAGTTGATGACAAAAACAAACCGGAAATGGTTGAACAAAAGAAATTCTTTGCCGTTGACACTGACCCGAAAACAGACCCCGACAAAGCAACTGCGCGGGTTTTCCGCAAAGTTTGATTTGTCAGATAGAGGCGACTAGCCTTGCACCCGTAACAATTCCTCCCGGTTGTTACGGGTTTTTCTATGTGCGAATTGACGAACCGGACAGACTTGAAACATTAGACCGTGTTGAAATTAAACCAGACATAAGTTGCATCACGCGCGAAAATTTTGTCTGAATTTCTGACACGCTGTTGAACTTTGTAAACACCACAGACACAGCACCATCAATCGAAACGCTGTCATATTTTGTTGGTGTGTAATCAGCGTTCAAAACACCTGGTGTCGCAAGATGCTTGTAAGCAACTTCATAGGTGGCCTGTTCATATTCCAACGGCACAACATCGGACGCAATCGAATATTCGTAACGGTCAAATTGTGAAATGCGCGGTTGTTCCCTGATTTGCGCCCGCTCACCTGTTTTTGTTCCTGTTAGATAGCTTGCAAATGTTGCATCCATCCATTCCGAACCGACAAGTAAACATGTTTCAATTTCACTGTCATCAACATCTAAATTAATGACGTTTCCGCGCGCCAAGTGATACGCGCGGAAAGCGATTGCGGTGCCGTAAAAATCAATCACTGGTGTTCAGTGCCATGATTGCCGCCCAAGCATCGCCGCCCGTTGCATAGCCTTTTGCGGCAATACCTTTGACACCCGAAACCCTCTCATCGTTCAGGTAAACAAAATGTTTGTTTCCGTCCTGTTGAACTTTGTATTCAGGTGCAACACCTTTCGCAGCTTGCACATCACCAGGCACGACAACAGGCTCAACCACAGGGGTAGGTTTTGCGGGTGTGTCAGGGTCAGCATCCGCAAGGGTGTGTGTGTCAGGGTCATAATCCGCTTCATTGATCACCAGCGGGCCGTTTTTCGTGGTGATGGTCACGGTTGAAAGTCGTTTGTTCATTGGTTCAATCCTTTGATTTGATATAATCGGACAATGAAGGATTTAAAATATTTTCGCAAGAGGGTAAAATAGTTGTTGACCAGCTTGCAGACCATCGCTAAGGTATATTTAACAGCACAAGGAATTAACAAAATGTCAATCACCAACCAACCCGCAAAAATCTTCAACACCTTTGAAAAAGCGCAAAAAGCTTGCGAAGGTTTGGAAAGCAACGAATTCAGAATTGACCTTGATCCTAAAGGCTCAGGGCGTTGCCTGGTTATGATGTTGGATGATGAAACTGGTGAAGAAATGGGGCACTTTTGAAAAACTATTATGTGTCCGCAATAGATGGTTCTAAACGGTTTGTGATTTGTGGGCCGTTTAGAACGCATAACGAAGCTTTAAAAATGGTAAAACCGATTGAAACCTATGCGAATTTGATTGACCCACGAGCGCATTTTATGGCTTGGGGTACTTGTTCATCGGAAAAACTTTTAAAATGTGCGATTAACTGTTGACCAACTTGCAGATCATCGCTAAACAGGTGACACGATAAACAAACATCACAAGGAACTAAAATAGTGAAAAACGCAAAAGAACTTCGTGACAACTTCAATGAACTTTATGCTGGGGTAAAAGCCGGAACCATCAAACCACAAACCGCCA